GGGCAGGTTTCGGCGGCCACTTTGACGGGCGGTGTGTTCGCGCAGGCGGTTAAGCTCAACGCGCAGATCAGCATTAATTTTTTCAGCATCTTGTTTTTCCTTTTCTAACTCGATTTGGCGGGCAACGAATGCAGCGGCGGTTTTCTTTTCCTTTTCGCGTGACTGCTTTGCCTGCTCGATGAATGAATCTTTCAACTTGACAGAAATCTCCGCGGCCATTTCATCGCGCCCGCGCCGATATTCCGCCTTGCGGTCAGCTTGCCAAGTACCGACACATATTGCGAAAACAACTAAACCCGCAATTAATTTCCATTTTTTGAGCAACGTTTCAACCATAATTCCAACATATCCTTATAATTTTTCAGCTCGCGTTCGGCAAATTCAAAAGCCGCAAAGTCAGCGGCTTCGCTAGCTTCGCGGCTTTTGGTTTGCCATGTCGAGACCTTATGTTTCGAAAACTCGACGGGATTCATCGCTACGCCTCGCTTACCCCTTGGCTCGCCGTAGCAACAGCATTTGTCAGATTGTATCGCTCAGGAGACGGGCTAGACGGCACCGGCTTACCATCAACCAATTTAGACGGCCAATAGTAACCGTCAATATCCGCCGCATTAAACGGCACGATAGACACGGTATTGCCTTGATTGCCACCCAAGCCCAAAATCTGACCTTTGGCGTTTTTACCGACCACGAAAAACACATGACCGCCGCCTTGTCGGGATTTGACTGCGATACAGCCATAGGCAGGTTTCGCCAGTTTCGTCAGCCCTGCATTTGCCCACGCTTTGGCGCGATACCAATCCTTGATGACGGCGCGGTCACTCTTGCCCAGGCAATGACCGACAAACAAACCGCACCACGGCGTCTCGTCTTCAAAGTACCAAGATTTCGCCGCGCCGGGGAACGTCCCCATTTCTTTCAACCATTGTACGATTGTCGGGTTGTGTGCTTTTGTGCCGACAATTTCTTTCAAACCGATGTGTTTTCGTGCTTCTTTAATCCATTCCAACTCTTGCATTTTTCGTTCTCCAAATAAAAAAGGCCGTCTGAATTTCAGACGACCTTGTCAGGTTTAAAAATTAAGATGTAGCGATACCATACTCAGTCATCAGCGCAGTGACTTTTTCTGAGACCTTGCTGATATCCCCCTGAACAAACTCGATGCCTGCACCAATAATGACATTACGTCCTACATTTCCGGCATGATTCATACCGAAACGAATTTTGTTGAACGCTTTATCAGCACCTGCTTTGACAGGGATGACCGCAACGTACCACTTGTTGTACGAGTACACCTGAGTAGCGGAAATTGGCTTACCATCGATGGTCGTACCCTCGAATGAGCGCAACTTGAATCCCGCCTCTTCGTTTGTACTTACTAAGCCATTATTAATAATACTTCTATCGTTCAGGACGACTGCTGAGAACCCTGAACCCGCGGCGCCGCCCGAAAGCTGCTTGAATGGGAACACAATCGCGGAATCAGACGAACCATCAGAAGTCAGCCCCTCAGACTCAATGAATCGAATACCCTTGCCCTCACCGGCAACCAAGGAACGCATGATTTTATGACCGTCATCTTCACCGAACGCACCAGCCCAGTCTAATGGCTCTCCGGCTCTTTCGGCATTATTCAAGGTTTTCAGCTTGGCCGTATTGTTGCTACCGACCGCCTCGGCTGCCGTTGCCGCCAATCCGTCAAACGTGAACTTGACGGAAGTCGTAGATTTGGCAGCAGGTGATTCGGCTGCCGTTTCAGTTTCTTTCGGCGGCGCAGCAGGCGGCTGAGTCGCAGGCTGACCATCTCCTTCCGCTTTAGGCGGCTGGGCAGGTGTCGTTGCCGCCGCCTGTTCCCCACCTTCAGCCTTCGGAGAGTCGGCAGGTTTAGCAGGTTTGGCATCAGATGCCGTGCCGCCATTCAATTTAGCGACAGCCGCCGCAACGGCAGCATCAATAAGCGCCTGAATTTCAGTTTTCGTTGGTCTGACATTTCCCTCGGCAGTACCTTGGGTAGTCGTAGTATTCCGGAAAACATGATCGGAAAATGCCCCTGTTCGCTGATCCCATGTTTTATTGTTGTCGTGACAACAATCGGTATGCGTACCCGTTTGATAGAATCCCTGACTTGCTATACCGCTACGATGAACATAGGCGGCATCCGAGATATAAGGCTTCGCAGGCTTATCCCCCTTGGTGTAAGGCGTCACATCCAAACGGTTGTCTCGAATGGTACAACCAGTCAAATTGCCCGTTAAAAACTGGCGGGCATAGTTGCCGTCGGGGCTATTTCGAGCAGTGTTGTTCGCAAAATAGCTGCCATCAATTGTGCCGTATCTACTTTCTGCACCTATCAAGTAGGCATAGGTAGAGTCATTCACAAATCCTTCAAATACTGCACCGCTACCGCTTCCGGCTGGATCGACGGCCTCAATTCTCAGGCTTTTCGCATCGGAATATTTCGTGCCACTCGCCTTGATTTTAACTTCGGTAATCACACCATTTGTAACCGTACAGATTGCCGCCGCGCCGCGCGCACCTTCGCCACCGCCTGTAATCACAATCTTGGTATCCGCACTGTATCCGCTGCCGCCATTTTTAATAGCAATATTGCTTAAATAGCGGAGACCGAACGCCTCACCAAACGGCAGGGCAAAAGTACAGGAATTATCCGAAATCGTGAATCGGTTGTGACCAAAATTACACGGCACGCCGCGCGGAGCGTAAATGCGGTTGTTTTGGACAGTGATATTGGCACGCAACCACCACAAATCCTTATCTTTTCGGGCTTTTACCCCTGTCGCACCGTTAATCAGGAAAATACCATTCATACCGCTGATAAATTCATTGTCTTTGATGACAATGTTGGATTCCTGATATTTAAAGCTGCTATTGTCTGCGCGGCCGCCCTTAGTGGTGTCTTGCGCGTAGGTTTCCTCGATGACGACCCCTGTACCGTAGTAGAGGCATGAGCCGCTATTGCCGATGATTTGGATATTGTTACCAGTATGTGCATCAGCAACTTTACGCGCAGCGAAACCGAAGTGGTTGTTGATGAAGCGGATACCAATTTGCGGCAGGTATCGGCTTGTCCACAACCAATAGCCCGGGTCAACGGTAACTTGACTGTTGTCGCGGGAATGCTCGACCGAAGCATCCGGATGTCCGACACGGCCTTGCAGACAGTTCATCCCCTCAACAGTAATGCCGACACCACGGACAACGCCAATGCCGCCGATATAGTTGTCAGACATGAAGCCGCCGTAAACCTTGCAGTCGTAGCAAACCATTTTCTCGCGGATGGCGGTATCAATATCACCGCCGCTAACGTCACGACAATCTCGGGTAGAGTAAAGACCAAACTGTATTGCACTACCGGTCATCCCGCGAACATCAAAATCCCAGACGACCAAGTGGTAAACATCATAAATCAACCAGCCATTAGCCGAAGACCCGCGCTGGCCGCCGCTCCATTTACCCCACTTCTCAGATACGCTGCCGTCTTCCTGCGGGAACTCATTTTTCGTGCCGTCAGCGTTCCAATAACCGCCAACACCCAAATCAACTTTTCTTGACTGTTGACGTTCGTATTCTTTGATTTTTGCCCATGTTAAATCATCAGGTTTTTTGACATCTTGCACCTGAGCAGCATTGTTACGGTAACGGGCGAGGTCATGTAAAAGGCGAGTGGTATTAAAACCTAAGTCATACAACCCCTTGTCCGCATATCCATAGCCGATATGCGGATTCTCGGGCGTCCAGCCATCAATCGGCGCAAATAACCCCTGACGCCCGCCGACATAGCCTTTTTCCATCCAACGGCGGGTACGGATAACACCGCCATGCATAATAACGTTACCTTCGCCGCCGTCCATTTCGAACACGTTGACGCCAAAGGATTCGGCAATAAACATGACACCGCGGAAATCGAAGAAACAATTAGACTTATTGCGGATGTAGATACACGGCTGCGCGCCGTCAATAGTCAGAGTCATCCCACCGACCGTGACTTTTCGACCGTCCGCACCAAAAACATCAGGCTTATAACCCACGTTTTTATCCACGCTGAAAACCGAACCCTGACGAGCGGTAATATATGACCCATTGGGGATACGTTCGATGTATTCGGTAACGGCGCGGCTGATTGCAGCAGCTTCAACAGGAGTCTGTTTATTCGTTTTGAAGAATCCCGACAAGACTTTTCCGCGCAATTCTTCAGTCAGCGCATCTTCGAGATAGTACACGCCACGCTCAATTGCCAGCTTCATGCCTGTTTCGTGTTTGGCCTGCAATGCCGCCACTTTGGCAGCAGTCTCAACTTCGGAAAGCGCACCGTTTACAGCGGTTGCGATTTTGGCAGGTGCAGCCATTTCTTTAGCTTCCGCCGCGTTGTCCGCCGCCGTCTTCGTCTTTTTAGCAATCGCCGACAACGCTTTTTCTAAGTTATTTAATTCTTTAGCCATTTGTTTCACCTAAATCTTTAAGAATATCTGCCAACGCATCGTCGCTAACCCCACCATTGCCCGTTGCCGGAGGCGTTGGGGCAGGAGTGGGCGTCACCGCCGCACCGTTACCCGTGCCGTTGTGTGGCGGAGGGGGTGGGGG